ACCTACCAACAAGAACCTCTATACAAAGTTATCCCAGAAGTCTCTGAACTGTTGTTCCTAGATTGGTCAGAAGTGGGCAGGTTCCCTCTTGACCCAGATTGGGAACTTTATCAAGTTTTAGAAGACAATGAAGCCTTAAAGGTGTTTACGGCAAGGTCTGAGGACAAACTTGTAGGGTATTTTTCTGTTGTAATAAGCCCCAGCCTTCACTCCAAAGGTAAGTTTATTGTTGCTAACGATGTTATCTTCCTTCATCCTGACCACAGAAAAGGTCTTGTTGGGGCAAAGCTGTTTAAGTTTGTGGAGGTATGTCTTCGAGAAGATGGGTTTGAACAGTTGCAAATAACTTACACAGAGAGGTTTGATATTTCTAGCCTCTTGTCTAGGCTTGGTTATGTCAAGGTCGAGACCAAATTTGAGAAGAGGTTGAACTAGAATGGCTGCATCTGCAATTATTGGACTTGTCTCTGCCGGGATGACAGCCCTTTCAGGGGGAACGCTTCTTGGAGGTTTCCTTCTTGGTGCTGGAGCGGCTGGAACCTTTTTCACTCACTTCCTTATTTCTACCGCAATGGGTGTGGCCCTTAACGCCTTGACCCCTAAACCCAGTCTTGGTGCAACTTCTCGTGGTTACAGCATTGCTGGTGAAAGTGGTGCAGCCCTAGACCATCAGATTATCTATGGCGAAGTTCGTGTTGGTGGTGTTCGTGTCTATGATGCCTCTACAGGCACAAACAATGAGTTTCTTCATCGCATCATGGCTTTTGCTGGTCACGAAGTTGACAGCTACCAAGAAATCTATTTGAATGACGAAGTTGTTACCCTTGATGTGAACGGTAATGTCACTTCACCCTCTCGCTATAATGGCTTTGTCCGTATCAAGCAATACTACGGTACTACAGCACAAACTGCTGATGCGGACCTTATCAGTGAGACATCTGCACTAACTGATGGCCGTTGGACCTCTGCTCACAGACTGCAAGGTATTGCTTACCTCTATGTCCGTTTTAAGTACAGTGCAGACGCTTTCCCTAATGGTATCCCTGCTGTCTCAGCAACCATCCGTGGTAAGAAGGTCTTTGACCCTCGCACTAGCACCACTGCTTGGTCAGATAATCCGGCGTTGTGTCTGAGAGACTATATCGCTTCTGACTATGGTTTGGGTCAACCTTCTGGTAGCATCGAAGATAATCTTGTAGAAGATGCTGCTGACTGGTGTGATGATACTGTTGACAGTGAGGTGCGTTATTCTTGCAATGGTAACTTCGTAACCAGCTTCGAGCCTAGCCAAATCCTTTCAGACATGCTTACCTCTATGGGGGGTTTGTTGTGGTACTCTCAAGGCAAGTGGCGTATGAAGGCTGCTAAGTATACCACACCAACTATTACCCTTGACGAAAACGATCTCCGTAGCGGTATCAGCCTGTCTACTAGACACTCTCGTAGAAGCAACTTCAACACTGTTAAAGGTAAGTTCAAAGGGGCTGAGAGTGATTGGCAAGAGGCTGATTACCCTGTTGTGAGTGATCCAGCTTTTGTGTCTGCTGACAATGGGCTTGTCAATACTCTTGACTTTTCGTTGCCATTTACAACTTCCTCTAAGACTGCACAGCGTATCGCTAACATTGCCCTTCGGCGTAATCGTGAACAGTTGACCTTCTCGGCTTCCTTTGGCTTGAAGGCTTTCCAAGTTGATGTTGGTGATTTCGTCTATGTGAACAACACTCGTTTCGGTTGGAGCAACAAAGCCTTTGAAGTGACCAATTGGACCTTTGGTTTGACTGAGGGCCTTGATCTGCAAGTTCAGATGACCCTTCGGGAAATCAGTTCTGCTGTGTTTACAGATGAGAGTGCCTCTGTCTTTGAAAGCAACAACACAACTCTTCCTAGCCCCTTCCTTGTACCTTCCATTGGTATTGCCCTAGACAGTGAAGTTAGGATTATCAACGAACACATCACAAATGCTATCTATGTGGATGTGACCTCTTCTACACCCTTTGCTGTTGAACGAGTAGAGGTTCAGTTTAAGAAATCATCTGACACAGATTGGTCTGTGGTTGGTGTGGGTGATCTTGGTCGCTTTGAAATCCTAGATGTGTTTGACGACTTCTACGATATTCGTGCTAGGGCTTACAGTTTCCTTGGTGTCAAGGGTGATTGGGAAAATTATACAAACTTTGTTGTAGCTGGTCTTGCTTTTCCACCTGCTGATGTGGCAGGTCTTTCTGCACAGTTGAATGGTGCCACAGTAAACCTTAACTGGAACCCTGTTCCTGACCTTGATTTGTCCTTTTACCGCATACGTCACTCTGTTGATGAAAGTGGGGCTGACTGGGCTGGTGCTGTTACCTATGTAGAGAAAGTTCCTCGTCCCGGTGCTTCTGTGGCTGTTCCTGCTAAACCGGGAACCTATATGATTAGGGCCTACGATAAGACTGGTAACATCTCTGAGAACTTTACGTCTGTTACAGTCCCTGCTGCTGCACTTGAGGCGTTTACCACAACATTGACCGATACGGAAGACCCAACCTTCCCCGGAACTAAGACTGGTTGTTCTATTGTTGGTAGCAATCTTGAGATCACCACAGTATCTGGAACTGCACCTTTTACAGCGACCTACGAGTTTAGTGGTTATATTGATACTGGTTCTGTTCGTAGGTTTAGGTCTAGGGTTGACGTAGACATTACTCGTCTGGATAGGTCTGCTGGGTTGTGGGATAACCTTCCCGGTTTGTTTGATGCTTTGCCGGGGTTGTTTGATGACTTCACGGGTGGCACTCAAGCTGACGACACCAACGTGGTTGTTTATATTGCCACAACACAAGACGATCCGGCTGGAACCCCTACTTGGTCAGCTTGGCAAGAACTCAAAGTTGGGGACTTTTATGCAAGGGCTGCTAAGTACAAGATTGAACTTTCTAGCCAATCTGTCAACATCACCCCAAGCATCACAAGCCTTGATGCCATTGTGCAACATAACTAAAGGAACCCGACATGGCAACCCATGACTATGTTATTGACAACCAGACAGCGCCAAACTTTAGGGCTGATTTGAACAATGCTCTTGCAGCAATCGTAACTCAGAACTCCAACGCAACTGCCCCTAGCGTTACTTATGCCAACATGTTTTGGTATGACACTGCCAACAATCTGCTGAGAAAGCGGAATGAAGCTAACTCAGGTTGGATTACGCTAGGGACTATTGACGAAGGGACAGGGACGTTTACACCTTCTGGTGAACGGGCTTTGGCAACAGAAGCAGAAGCAAAAGCTGGTACGAGTAACACCACTCTAATGACGCCTTTGCGGACAAATCAAGTTGTGGACCAATATTTGATCTTGAGGTCAGTCACCCAGGATACCTCGTCTGCGGGTGCCTATGTGGCAAGGACGCTTGGTACAACTGTCAAAAACACGATCACTGGGGCAAGCGTTTCAAGCCCGACATTCACCCTTCCGGCTGGGAAGTATTTGGTGAGGGCATTTGCTATGGCCTACTCTACCAATCGTCACTTCATCAGGCTTCAAAACACAACGGACGGCACAAGCACCCTTGTTGGGTGTGACGCATATTCTAGGAACGACTCCGACGCCCACCCAACCCCCAGCGTGATTGACTCATACTTTGAAATTGCCGGGACAAAAAATTTTCAGATACAGCACTATGCTGACCTCGGTGGGGCTGCTTTGGCCATGTCAACTACGGACGGCACGACTGAGCAAACCTTGTCCGTGATTGTTCAGAAGGTGGGCTAACCAATGTCGGAAACTCTCGCAAACCAAAACACCTACGCACCCCTCACGCAGGATGAGCGTGCTGCCGCCGCAGACATGGTTCGCAAGTCGGTGGAATATAGGCTGGCGTCCGAAGTTGACCCTGTTTTTTCGATCCTTTGGTCTGAATTGACCGCGAAGGAGCAGGCAGAGTGGGAGGCATATCGCCTTTTGCTTTTGGGCATCACAGAGCAGCCTGAATTTCCACATCGCATCTTCTGGCCCACAAGGCCGGGGCAGGGAACTGATGCGGACTGGCTGGCTAGGTTTCACGCTGATCGTGATCGTTACACCCACCCTTCTGAGTAATACAGATAGAGGACTACCACAATGTCTCTTAGAAAGAAAGTCTCTGGTGCTGTTGCAGCCGTTGTGATTGTCACTGCCACCCCTTTCATTGCTAAGTGGGAAGGGCTAGAGACGAAAGCCTACAGGGACATTGTGGGTATCCCTACTGTCTGCTACGGGGAAACTCGTGGTGTTAAGATGGGTGATACCTACTCCAAAGAACAGTGCTTTGCCATGCTTGAAAAGGGTGTGGCAGAGTTCTACGCTAAACTAGAACCTTGCATGACTAACCCTAACATCCCTGTGGGTGTACAAGCCTCTATGCTGGAAC